TTTGGCTGCTTTGTTGTAACTCTCCGCCTTCTTCACTTCTGCCTGGCGTTGTAATTCTTCGATCTCTTTTCTGTGGGCATCGGTCATTTTAAACCGTTTTTGATTTTCTGGTTTCCATATCGCTGTAGGTTCTGTTGCCGACACCCTGTAGTCACCGATACGTCCAAAGGGTACACTCTGGTCCAACCACAATTGATACCAGCCCACCAACTTACGAGCACCACCTACATTTATATATGCCCTTCCAATACTCCCATCTGTCACTAGCCCCTTCTTTGGATCCGGTTCCAATGAGTTATCCGCAAGAAACCGTGAGAAGTCAGTCGCATAGTCTGTAGTTAATGGTCTATCGAAATTTTTCGGGGTCGGGCGACTGATTTTTAATGACATAGGCTTTGCTTTATTTGTAAGTTTGTGCATAATAGTATAAACATAAATAAAATTAACTCAAGATGTCGGAGGACAAAAATATGGGATTAACAATTTCAAGTAGTGGTGGCGACTACGAAAACCTAGAGCCTGGTAGGTATCAGGCAACTTGCTACAAATTAATCGATGCTGGGACCAGAGAGGAGTCTTACCAAGAAGGTCCGCTAAGAAAGCGTCATATCGTGTACATCTACTGGGAGGTTACGGCCAAACAAGAGGTGGACGACGGTGAAGAACATTGGGAGCCAATCACCATGGATGATGGCAGACCATTTTCTGCATCTAAAAAATACACTGCCTCATTAAATGAAAATGCTGCGCTATTTAAGGATCTTAAATCATGGCGCGGTAAACCATTTAGTGAAGCTGACCTGGCCGGATTTGAATTACCCAAGGTATTGGGTGTGACTGCCGAGCTTGAAATGGTCAAGCAAGGTAAAGACTCAGACAAAGTAAAAGTCGAGGGTGTTTACAAGCCTGACGGTGGTATGAAAAAAGTCGATACGATTAATGACATTGTTCAGTTTGACATCGATGTGTATTGCCAGGAATGGACCGGCGAAAGTAATGCAGAGTCTAAAGCTATGTGTGACATCGTTGAAGATATGCCACCCTGGATGAAAGAAATGATAGATGACTCGTTTGAGGTTAAGGCTGCACAAGCCAAAGCTCCAGCTGCAAAGCCAGCCGAGTCTGGTGGATTAGCCGATCTCGCTAAAGATGATGAAGCGGAAGAAGATATACCATTCTAAGGAAAGCACTATGAGGCCACGCCATTACGGCAGAGATCGCATAGTAGGAATAAGAAGGGACCAGAGCGTAGTAGATCTAAAGACTGGTCCTTATTTATTCATACAAACTAGAACCAACAAGGACAAGTTTCACGCCCCAGGCATGAGGACCGTCACCAAAGATTGGATCTATGATCTAGCACAAAAGAACAATTGGAATGTCAGCAAAGTATTTAGAGAGAAGGCAAGTGGGTAAAGAAATCATACTTAAATTCACAGAAGAGGATGCTGACGAAATATTTGAGCTACTTAAAAAGCTCGTTGAAAAAGAAAGCCAGGAGCAAGATGAAGAAGACGAAGACTGATTTTGTAAACCAACCGCCGCATTACCTGGAAGGGACCATAGAATGTATTGACGCGATGGTTGCAGTTTTTGGTCTTGAGCACACACAAAAGTATGCCGAGATTGCTGCCTTCAAATATATCTGGCGCATGAATAAAAAAAATAAAACCGCAGATGAAGATAAGCTCAAGGCTATCTGGTATCTAAGGTTTAGTATGGGAGATGATCCCAGGAGAGATATAGATGGAGTTTAAAGAAGGAATATATGAAAACCTAGACTACCCGACGTATGACAGTATACCGGCCTGGCGTAGTCACGATCTAACAGACATAAGCAAGTGCCCGTTTACCTGGAAGCACAAAGTGTTTGATAGCGAATCACCAGCCCTATTAGAGGGCCGAGTGCAGCACACGGTGTTCCTGGAGCACCATAACTTTGACAAAGAGTTTGTCATTCAACCCAACGTGGACCGTAGGACCAAGGCCGGCAAAGAAGAATATGAAGACTTCCTGGCCACCATCGGCGATCGACAACCGATCAAGCAAGATCTATACGACGTCTGTATGGCCAGGCGTGAGGTAGTTTCTGAGTACATACCAAAAGAATCAGACCGAGTAGAGCTTACAATATGTTTCATGTGGAACAATCAGCCTTGCAAAGGCAAGCTTGACTGGCACACCGGCACAGACATCTGGGATCTAAAAACCTGTAGAGATGCCTCACCGCGTGGATTTAAGAACGCCATTAATACGTTCAAGTATCACCAGCAAGCAGCATTCTACTTAGCCGGTTGTAGGGCCGTAGGGCTGCCCACAGAGAAGTTTTACTTCTTAGCCCAAGAGAAACCCCACCCTTATCCTTATGCGGTTTATACGCTATCTGACGAAGCCATAGCTTACGCAGATGCTAAAAACGAACAAGCCATGGCCCTGGGCATTGCTTGTAGGGAAAAAGATCTATACTTGCCGTATAACCAGGAAGGCATAACTGAGTTTGATCTAGGTGACTTATACTGACGAAGAAGAACAAGAGCTGGCTGAGCAAAAGAAATACTATGCAGCCAGGCACGCCTGGATCAGACGCAAAGAGCTGACGCCAAAAGGCAATATGAAATGGGACGTTTGGTTTGAGAAGATGTTCGGTGAGAACCTGTATGATTATGCAGAAAGAAAAGCCAAAGAAAAAGGGAGCTAGGCTCCCTTCTTTTTATTCACACTCTGGCGATATGTCTTTGTAGTCGGGCCAATGTCCGGCGCAGACCATCTCAATGTAATGCTGTTGCTGTAGCATCTCATCCTCGTAATCCATCGCGCCCACCAGGCCAATGATCCCAACAAACAATATGGCAGCTGCCGTAACTATCATTTTTTCCATTACGCCACCCCCTTCAAAACTAACTCATCTTCATGGACACATACATCGCCAACGTGTCTTTGGCCGCTCCAAAGTCTTACATTAACCATTTTGTCTGTGTAATAATCCAAAACATAAGACTCGCGGTTTCCATTACAAATCACTTGATCTCCGGTTTTAAACCTAGCCATTACGCCACCTCCTCGTGATACCAACCGCCTAACTCGGCAATAGGTCCGTAGCTTGGCACTGGACCAGGTTTGATCTCGCTGCCGTAAAGGTAATGCACCTTGTTGGTTTCCACTTCTCTGGCCGCGAAATAAGTATCGCCAGCCTTAGTTTCCATATATCCGGTCACCTTTGCCACAGTAGGCTCAATGCCGGCACCCCAATAGCCATAGATTGTTTTTCCAATCATGCTGCCACCTCCTCTAATATCAAATACATTTCGTTACAGATCTCTTCGTACTTGGCAATCTTTTGCTTTATTAGAATCTTTGCACCACCAATACCTGGTGTTTTTTTGCAACCCTCCAACAAGTTAAGTTGATATTTTAACTTGGCAATTTCGTTTTCGTATTGCTCAATCATGCTGCCTCCTTGATTGCGTTTTTGACTTCTTCCCACTTCACCCAGTCACATCTACCCATCAAAACATCACCGGCTAATCTTTTGTATTCATAGTCGGGGTTTGGGCAGTTGTCGTTGTTAAATTCGATTTTGTCTTTTAAGAACTCTTCGATCTCTAACAAAACTGCGTCTTGCATTCTCCAGTCATACTTAATGAACAAAAACTTAGTTTGCGGTATGCCCTCTAGGTTGTTGCTGTACTCGTAAATATCCTCCATGCCATTGAAGTGACCGTATTGATACTTGGCCAACTCTGCCTCAAGGGCCTTGTATATCTCTGGATCAATTATCTCTTTGATCTCGACATTGACGTTGTTGCCCATGCTGTATTGTTGGCTTCTCACGCTGGCCTTGATGTTTCTAGCTTTCAAGATCTTTCTGATTTCAGCCGCACATTTTGCTACTTCACTTTTCATTTTTTTCTCCGGTTTAATTAACTTACATGGTTATTAGACCACAATATCGTGTCGTTGTCTACACATTTGTGCAAATATTTGCACTTATTTTCAAGTTAATTTAAGGAAGATCTTCGTAAAGATGAACGACACGACTTTTATCGTATAGCCAAAACACCAGGAGGTACCGATCGCCGCCGTCAACAGCCAGGCCGCGGTGTAGATTGGTGAATGATGGGAACATAAGGGCATGACCATTCGGCAATGGCTTGAGTGTTCCATGATTGTGAAACTCTGTACCACCACCTTTGTAACCGCCAGTGTTTAATGGAACCACCACCGATATGTCAGCTGATTCGTCGTGGTGCCAGTTACCTTGCTGCTTGTCTACAATGTTGTAGTTAGCGATCTGTATGGTGGCCGGATCATCGCAATCTCTTTGCCAGATAGACATAATCATTGGGTTTATAATGGTGCGCACCACAAACCACATATTGCGATACAGCTCTGGACACTGCTCTTTTAAAACAATCTCAGGGATTTGTCGCAGCTCGTCTTCGTCCTGGTTA